TGGCGTACTTCAAAACCCTACGGAAAGAGACGATATCGAAACTACTGCAGAAGGTCTAAAAAAAAAAAGTTAACGAAATAGCTTTGAGTAGAGAGATACCGTTCGATGATTTTGTCGAACGGTATAAAGACCATATTGAACAACAAGAAGAAATTCTTGTTAGAGATGACCCCTCTTTACAAGGTATAGAGTTACAAATGAGAGCGGTTTATATGACGGCCGCTAAATTAGGTATTACCCTAATTGACTAAGAGCTATTAGACAACTAAAGAAGTTGATCTCTTGATCCATAACTAGAGAGCTACGATAGAGATTTTCAGAGACTTGCAGCAATGCAAGTCTTTTTTTGTTCTCAGTCCAATCACTCTTATACACTGCATTAAACAGATCCTTTAGTAGCTTAGGATAATCGTTACCAAACGATTGTTCGCTTTCTATAACGAACTTACGTATAGACATTAAGTCTTCTTTATCTTTAATTTTATCCAGGATCTCCTGTGCAAATCCCTCGTTATTAATAACGTCCTTTATACAGAGCTTATTATTAATAACACTACGCTGAATGTAGTTAATGATTCTACGTAGATCAGGATAATGATAACGAATGACTTCTTTGATACGTTCTACCTGATCACTCTCAATCTGTACGTTCTCTTGTTGGAGAATATATACTACTCGCTTAGCATACTCCCTAATAGGAGGAGTAAAATCAGTGAAAACTTGACAACGAGACTGAATGGGTTGAATAATACGATGAAGGTAGTTACCAGTAAGAATAAATCTTGTATTACCGGCATATTCCTCCATAACGTTACGAAGAGCCCTTTGACCTGCATCAGTAAAGTTGTCGAATTCATCTAAGAAAATAATTTTAAGTTTACCGTCTAAGCTTTTAGTTTGAGCAAAAGTAAGAATAGATGTTCTTACCTCGTCGATACCGTTCTTCTCGCTTGCGTTAATATACAGGTATTGAGCGTCTAGAATCTCGTTAATGATAACTTTAGCAAGAGTGGTCTTACCAGTACCTGCATTACCTACAAAAAGTAAATTAGGTATCTCTTGCTTACGTTTACACTCTTCAACAAAGGTACGTAGAGACTCAGACAGAACCATATCGGCTAGCTTAGCCGGCCGATATGCTTCTACCCAGATGTTTTTAAGTTGTTCGTTAATAGACATTAGCCAGAAGAACCAAAGCCTTTTTCCCCACGCTTAGTTTCACTTACTTCATCTACAAAGCTTACATTAGCTTGAATGAGCGGGTAAATAATAAGCTGAGCTACCTTATCGCCAGGCTTGAAGGTCTGAGGTTCAGTGCCGAAGTTATAAAGCTTGATACCCATGTCGCCTCGATAAGGATTATCAATGATACCAAAATGAGGAAAGATGTGCTTCTTAAAACCTACACCTGAACGACCCTCTACTCTAAACCAGTACCCTGGTGTGAGGTAACCAAGCTTAAGGCCTACTGGTACTACATTCCATCCCTTAGGTGGAATAGTTACTTCTTCAACAGCTGTAACATCAAGTCCTGAATCTCCAGTATAAGGATCAGAATGATTGTACTGTGGAAGTACAGCGAGCTCATGAGTCTTTACAAATTTAATATCTACAGGAAACATAGTACTATATTAACCTCTAAGCAGAGTTTCTCCACCATAAGAGGTGTTATTTTCGTTTACGCCAATTGCCTTGTTTGCTTGAAGCCAAGCGATAAGCTGGGTTACCTTATCTCCAGCTATAATAAAAGTTCCATATCCTTGTACAGTTACAATTACTTCTTTCATAATAGCTATATAGTAGAGTATAATCTTGATAACTCAAGGCCTTGCCTAAGTATTCTTAGTGAATCCAACCTTACCAGATAATAATCCCGGTGATAATCAACAGATTATCGATCAAATTGATAACTTTATTAAAGGGTTAGATACGCCTCCTGGAACAACTGTTGCTACTTCTGTAGTAACCCGTACTAGTGTTGAACCAAAAGAAGAAGAGGTTAAGGTTCCAAAAACGGATGATGAGATGAAAGAGTTTGTTACTAAGCATTCAGCTGAGCTAGTACAAAATAGTGTAAAGAGTATTATGGAGCTTCAAAAGCTTACTGTTGCAACTGGAGATCCAGAAATGATGGCCGGTTTGGCAAGCTTAATTGCAGCAAGTACCGGGGCAATAGAAACAGTTAATAAGCTGCATATTCAAAATCAAAAGATTGAAGCAGCAAAAGAACTTAAGAAGTTGGATATAGAAGGTCGTAAAGAAATACAACGACTTAAAAATGATGGCTATCTTAATTTACCTTCCGGTCAAACTAATATACTTGTAGCTACTCGAGAAGAAATTATAGCTCAATTAACCGGTAAAGCAAAAACAAAAGCTACTACTGATGTTTATGAATTATCAGGTAGTACTGAAATAACTCAAGTAGCTGGATTCTAGAGAAATGGAAAAATAAAAAGATTAAGACTGCGTAGGAAGCTGAGCTTCTTTTTTCTTAAGCATATCTATTTTACCGGTCTTGGGGTTAACTACTACCATAGCGAGTATTATAACACCCATTGACACTGCTACTACCCAGAATGGCACCATAACGGTTATATAAGCCATACCTAAGGTAAAGATACCTGCAACAATAAAAGTAGGGCTCTTTAACAATAAGCCACCTACTAGTTGTAGTATACCTACTATACCTAAAGCTTTAACTATCCAACGTAACATTTCCATACGTTGCTCTTCTTTAGCAGATTCAATTTTAGCTTCTGTTTCTTTTCTAATACGTTCTAAATCAGCTTGCTTTTGAGCTTCTAAACGGTCGAGAGTAACTTTATTCTCTTCTCTAAGTTTACGTTTTTCATCTTCTTTTTGTTCAATTACTCGAGTAGCTTCTTCATATGCTGCGGCAGCTAAAAGACCTTCTCTTACTTTTTGTTCATACTTTTTAAGTACTTCATCTATTGCTTTCTTTCTATCTAAATCAACTTCTGTTCTTATGTTTAAACGAGTTTCTTCTGGTAGTTGATCTAAGCGTGCCATATTTTCTTTTGCTCTTAAATGAGCAATAAGAAAGTCCATATCAGTATTTTTCTTATCAGTATCAGTAACGTAATAGATACCGTAATTTACTTTACTTATTTCTGCAAAGTTTGCAAAGTCTACTTCTTCTCTTTTCTTATATGCTGCTTGTAAATCTTTACGGAACACTTCATATTCTTGTTCCATTTTGAGTCTAGCTTCTTGTAATTTTTTATCTGAATCAGCTACTTGACCTAGAGCATCTTTTGTTGCATTACCTGCTGTTACGGCTTTATCTGGAGTCTTACCTAATGATTTCCATGATTCAGGCATTTTTAAACCAGGTATCATGTTACAACCGGTAAGAAATAAGACTAAGAATAGGGATGCAATTACTCGCATACCTATACTTACAATAAGAAAGGGGAGACTTTCATCTCCCCTTATTTGAATTACAACTGTATAGAGTTTATGACTCGCAACTCGAGCATGTCAATATTGAACGAGCTAGCTCTTGTGCGGGATTTGCTGAGCGTTGGTAATAAAGACTCTTAATACCGTTTTCCCAAGCAAAGATGAGCAAGTCGTTAACATCCTTCGGCTTAGTATTAGGCGGAATCATTAGGTTCAACGATTGACCTTGATCAATATACTTCTGACGAGCAGCAGCTTGAATAACGATTTCCTTCTGACTGATTTCTCCAAAGGTCTTAAACACGTTTTTTTCTTCTTGAGTGAGGAATTCAAGATGCTGTACTGAACCACCCTTAACAAGAATAGACTTCCACACCCCTTCAGTATTCTTACTCTTCTCTTCAAGAAGCTTTTCTAGATACGGGTTCTTATAAGTGAACTTACCCTTAGCAAGATCCTTAACGAAGTAATTAGAGTTGAGAGGCTCTACGGAAGGAGATGCTTGACCGAGAATAAACGAACTTGAAGTGGTCGGCGCGACTGCAAGTGTGGTTACGTTACGACGGCCATAACCCTTAAGGAGAGGTGGTTCGCCAAACAGTTTAGCCATTTCTTCTGAAGCTGCATCAGACTTACTACGAATAGTCTTCCAGATTTTAGTATTGACAAGCTTTGCTTCCATTGACTCAAAGCTAATCATCTTAGACTGAAGGTAAGTATGCCAACCAAGGACACCAATACCAAGAGCTCTTTGATTAATAGCAAAATTTCTTGGATGAGCCATAAACTTCATCGTTTCAGTCTTATTGATAAACTCAGTCATGACTGAATCAAGGAAGAACGTAAGAGTTTCTACCGCGTCAGTATCCTTCCAGTTGTCCCATTGCTCTAAGTTAAGAGAAGACAAATCACATACAAACGATTCATCTGGACCATTTGAAAGCATAATCTCAGTACAAAGATTGCTATGATTGATCTTTATCTTCTTATCCTTATAAACCTTAGGTGCCTGCTTATTAGCGTTATCTGTAAAGAAGATATATGGGTAACCAGATTCAAAGCGCTTCTTGATAACCAGACCCCAAATACGACGCTTTTCTTTATCCCCGTCAATCATTGACTGGAACCAATCATTAGGTACGCATACCCCGATAGAAAGATTCTGAATAGTATCTCCTTCTTTACGAATATTGAGAAACTCTTCAATATCTTTATGATCGATAGGTAGGTAAGCTGCAAATGAACCGCGACGTACGTTACCTTGTGAGATGTAGTCAGTTAAAGACTCAAATACAGTTAGCTGATGATGTACACCAGTAGACTCTCCACCAGAACTAATCTTAGCACCACGAGGACGAATAGCACCAAAGAAACCGGAAGTACCACCTCCAGCCTTAGACATAGTACCTACTTCAGAGATCTTATATAAGATAGCGTCCATATCGTCATCAACGTATGAACCGAAACAAGAAATAGGCAAGCCGCGTTTACGGCCAAAGTTTGCCCAGATAGGCGAAGCAAGGGAGTAGAACCCTTGGTGCATATACTTTTCAAACTTATCAGCAAACCCCTTTACCTTAAGATACTTTTCTGCTGTCTCAGCAATATCTCTAATACGCTGTTCAGCGGTTTCGTTTTCTAAAAGATACCCTCGAGCCAAAAACTTTCTCGAGTCGGCATTCAGCCAATAAATGTCCTTGTTTGTCATAAAGTGTAAATTTTACTTACCTGTGTACCGATTAAAATAAATCGTCTTCTGAAAAACTTTGTGACTTTTTAGAATACTCTACTGGACGAGAATGGAAGAAGTCGGTCATATTGTTGCCGAGTAACTCTTCATTGAACCAGGTAGTCTCCTTAAGGAGCTTTGCATCAGTTTCAAATGCTGCTGGAAAGTTAATGCTCTTAAGAGATTCGTTAATTCTATCTTTAATAAACTCCTTAAGATGTGCTGCTGAAAGTCCTTCTTCTTGGATACCATTAACCATCCAGTCAACAATCTTAGCTTCGCTTTCGTAAGCTTCTACAGCTTCAGACAAGATCTTTTCTTCCAGGTCTTTATCGAAAAGTTCAGGGTACTCTTCTCTGATAGTGTTAATGATCTTAATACCCACAAGAGCATGAATATTCTCTTCATTACGAGTATACTTTACTTGTTGGTCAGTATCCTTGAGAACGTTCTTATTACGAGCAAACCAGTTAATAATATAGAACTGACTCATTAACGAAACGTTCTCTACAAACAAAGTAAAAAGAATAAGAGCATAAAGATACTGCTTCTTAGAGTCTTTGTAATAGCGATGGGTATACTTCTTAAGATACTTTACACGGCCTTGAATCCATTCAAGCTTAAGATTTTCTTCGAATACATCTTCAAGTCCAAGTACAGTAAGAAGCCTTTCATAAGCATTGTTATGAATAACTTCGGTATTAGCCATTACATAACCAAGATCCTGTAAAGCTGGGTGAGGTAGATTTTCACCCAGCTTAGCCCAGAATGTCTTAACGGCTACTTCAATTTGACCAATAGCTGATAATGTACGAATGATAATTTCTCGTTCTTGATCGTTAAGGTTTACTTTAAATTGCTGTACGTCAGATTTAAAGCTGAACTCCTTATGGGTCCAAAATCCGTTATGCATGGATTCGATATAATCCTCTGTCCAGGGATAATAGTTTGGTTTACGAGAGATTTGTTCGTCAAAAATCATAGGAATATTATTTAGAGATTATACAGCACTCTTCATAAAATTCTCGTCAAAAAAAACTTTTGTATGTGCCCGTCTATTTGACGTGGTTATATAAGTTGAGTTTTTTAACGATGTATTTTACGATCTCACTACGCACGATATCCTCTTCTGTAAGATAGAACACGTGGATACCTTTCTCTTTACTTTCAGCATCGTTAAAGATATTGCACATCTCGGCAAATCCCGACTTGCCGTTAATATCGGATTGCATAGGATCTCCGCAAATAAAGAGTTTACTGAAATGGCCTACGCGAGTCATTAATGTAGTAAGTTCTTTCTTTGTGCTGTTTTGTGCTTCATCCATTATAATGGCTTTAGCATTCCAAGATAAACCACGGAGATAGCCAGTTGGTTTACCTTGTATACGTCTTTCTTTTTGAAGCTGGGTTATATCGGATGTATCCAGCATTTCCTCAAGTTTTTCTAGAAGAGGCTCAAGGTATGGAGAAAGCTTTTCAGCTGCGTCTCCTGGTAAAAATCCCATCTTATTGTCTGAGCTTTCAACTATACTACGAATATAAATCAAATCACTTAACTTCTTTAAATTCATTAATTCTAAAGAAGCAAGAACGGCTAAGAAACTTTTACTACTACCTGATGGGCCCGAAACAAATATAATCTTTGTATTGTTATCTAAAGCGAGTTTTAAAAACTCTTTTTGTTTATTTGTTAAGTCGGGTCTTTGTTTTATTTGGATTTGTCTACCTAGTTTATCATTTTGATGTACTATTAGACTTTTATCTTTGCTTAGGTTAGGGTTATTATTTTTCGAAGCGCGTTTTTTTTTGCTCATCGAATTATACTTACTCAAAAGCCTAAATATTCATATATGTTTAAGAACTTTGAAGAAAAATATAATTCCCTTCTTAAAGAATTTACTGAAAGTTTTCCCGTAGAAAAAGCCGGGGCGCGTTGCACCAAAGTTACTGGTCAACAAACTTCCACCCGTAGTGATAAAAAGTATATGCGTTGTGCGCGTGTTGATGGTAAGCTAAAGAGAGTACACTACGGAGACCCTAACTTACGTATTAAAAAGTCTAATCCAAAGCGTCGTAAGTCCTTTAGAGCACGTCACAAATGTTCAACAGCAAAGCCAGGCACTGCAAAATACTTTAGCTGTAAGAACTGGTAATTGTTTTTTTAAACAATTTAAACAATAAGAAACCCCAGCATTTCTGCTGGGGTTCTTGATTTTAACACCTTTAGGTGTATTCCGATTAGAGGAATACTGATTGTGTGCCTGGTGTGAACGATGTTCCGAGACCAGTTACAACAATGAGGTGATAGTAGAGGTTTGCACCGAAGATATGATCGATGACACCGTAACGGGTCATGAGACCAACTCTTGGAGCGAAGTCGTTAGGACCGACTGTGCGTTGTACAAGTACTGGGATGTATGGGCAGTATACGATACCAGTGTCATAGTATTCAGCACCCTTGTAACCGAGGAGCGCATATTCAAGAGCGGTACCACGGGTACCTACTTGAAATTGTGCTTCGGTACGAGTGTCGCGGTAAACGTTGAAACGTCCACCAACGGTACCAACCTTAGCGATACCAACAGGTTGAGTGTTGACATTGCCTTGTACTGGGTACCATTGGAACTCAGGAAGCATTTCTAACATTGCGCAAACACGTGGGGTTGCAACGATAAAGTTTGCAGCGCCACGACGGTTACGGATAGCAACGCGGTTAGCTTCAACGATAACACGTGCATAGAAGTCACGGTTACGTTCACCTAACCAACGGCCATCAGCTGATACTGGGGACCAGAATGAATATCCTTGTGAGAAGCCAGCATTGAGTGCTACTTGACACATACGGATTACCATTTCACGGTCGATTTCAGCTTGGATTTCGTAGCTCATCGCATTGGTGAGCTCGTTATCGATGTCGATACCGTTCATGTTCTTGAGATCTTGCTCAAGTTCAACGGACCAACGAGCTGCTAATCTACGGGTACCAGCTTCAACAGCGGTCTTTTCGAATGCAACAACCATTTGTGGAATGTTGCTTGAAAGTTCGAAGTTAGCAAGGAGGTTTGCTACACCTTGGTCATCACCAACGATGGTGAAGTTAGAACCGGTTGCCCCGGAAAGCCAAGATGCAGAAGTACCGGTGAAGCGAGTATTGAGGTAGTTATAACCTACTTCAGTACCGTCAGATGCTACTGTCCAACCTTGTGGGGTATTGGAAGCTGCACCATAAGCACCGTCTGGGCTAGTAGCACCAAGCGGATCGCTTTCGTACTTGTAACGGAGAGCAAATGCAAGACCAACCGGACCGCTCATTGGCTGAACACCAACGATTTCGTTAGTGATAAGCTCTGGGAAGGTACGACGGATCATCGGAATGAGGATCTTTGGAAGACGCGCGTCACCAGTAGCGTAGAAGTCACTGGATGGCTTGCCGCCGAAGCCCATGGAACCTGCAGTACCGAATACGCCACCAGCACCTGCGGTGTTGGAAGCTTCGTTAATGCACCATTGTTCTTGGTTTTCTAAGAGGATAGCAGTATTAAGACGAGTGTGGTCGTCCTTAATTGCTGGAGTTGCTTCATCAGCATGATCGAGAAGCGGAGCCCACTTCTTGAGAAGGCTAGAAGCACGATCTTGATTGATGTAAGATTGTGAAGGTTTTACTGATTTCATATATTTTATAAATGTTATATAAACTAACTATCTCAAGTACTTAACAGTACTTCAACGTTGGATAAATACTTATTAAAAAAGCCCTCATTTCTGAGGGCTTTGGATAAAAAAATCTGCTTTCCTAATTAGTAAAGCTTCTTAGTAAGTTCTGATACGTATTTGCTTGCTACGTAAGTTGAACCATCTTCATCAGCTGTAGAAGAAGATCTAGATTCATTTACGATTTCTGGAGCAACTGCTACATCTACATTACCAGACTTAGTTGTTGCGGATTCCTTAAGAGTTTCAACTTCTTCTTGTTCTTGCTTATCGAACATTTCGGACACATAGTTGAAGTTTTCCTTAATTGCTTGTAGTTTCTTTTCAGAAAGTACACGCTTCATATAAGTCTTCTTTGCTGCTGGGAAGTTTACTAGCTTGCTTTCGAGGAATAATTGCTTTTCGAGGTTTTCAGCTTTTTCTGTTACAAGCTTAAGTTGTTTTTCGGTTTCAGCTGTACGCGCATTAGCTTCATCAATTTGTTGCTTACCATCTACAAGCGCTTCCTTGATGTTTTCGTTTACGAATTCATCGCTAAGACCGATAAGACGCTTGACTTCGCTTATAATCTTACGAGAACGAGCATTTTCGGTAGCTTCTTGAATTTGTTGGGCAGGTATTGCCTTATCGATATAGAGTTCGATAAAGTTTGAAAGCTGCTCTACAAGGCTGCTCTTGAAGTTTTCTGCTTCTGACTTGAGAGCGTTTTCATATAAACCAACAATCTTTACAAGCTTTTCGCTGTGAGACTCATCAAGAACATTTAAAGCATATTGGAACTTTTCAGCATGATTTTCGTCGATACGGCTAACGATCTTATCGAGCTTAGCGGTATGATCGGCATCAATTGCTTCAAGAACCTTCTCAAGTTTAGTTGAATACTCTTCGTCTTGTTTAACGAGGGCTGCTTCAACAGCTAGCTGAACTTTTTCTTCAGCTTTCTTTTCAACAGCTTCGGAGATTAATTTAAGGGTTTCTTCGGTTAAAAGATCCTTAGTAGCTTCCTTTAAAAGGTTAGAAATGTCTTGGCTCATATGATGTGTAAAATATACTTATGTAAATAAGAGTGAAAAACTGGAAGTAATCCTTATTACTTACTTGCCAAAGCTAGCTGATTATCAGCAGCTTGGATACGTTGTTTGATTTTTTCGTTAACTACAGCAGCGAGAGCTTCATTTGCTTTATTAAAGTCGTTACTGGTTACGTGTTTGATAAAATTAATGATATCTTTCTTTTCGTTCATATTATTTAATAGAGTTGATAAAGTGAATAATTGCTTCTCTAAGATGTAAGTCTACATCTCTACGAGGTAACTTAGATAACTTAGAATCAAATACGTCGTACACTTCTTCGTACATACCATTTTGCTTAAGCACAAATGATTTAGATTCTAATATACCATTTACAAATGCACCAGGGGCGGAAGGATCTGCTACTGCGTCAACGGCAATAAGTTTCATGTTTTCAACATGATTAACCCCGCCCTTTTCAACAAGACTACCTAGAGCGCGGCTCGACATACCCATCTTTACTCCGTCGCGGATTAAACATTTCATTACTTCCCCAAGCGGGGTAGAAAGTATTTTGCTCTTACCAATTACTTTATTACCTTCCATATGAAGTTCGGTAATAAGGTGACAAGCACGTTCACTATTGACAGTTGCGCTTTGTGGGTGTTCAAGTTCTCCTAATGCGCGGTTCTTAGAAACAAATTCTTCGTTATAACGCTGCACTTCTTTTGCCATTTCATCATGGCTGTAAATACGATTGTTGCGGTTCTTTTCTTCCGCTACCATATAAACGCCTCTTACATAAAGATTAGCGGGTTTGTCTTTATTGCCTTCTTCGATAAGAAAATCAAGCCCTTCGGTTATAGGCGTTTGAGTTATAAGTTTAAGAAGCATAGTCGTTTATAATATTTATGCAACTTGTTGCTTTTTCTATGTATTATGGTAATATAAATACGTGAAGCGACCGCATGTTAGTATTATTATTCCTACATACAATCATTTAGAGGATTGTTTAAAGCCTTGTATTGAGAGTATTATTAAATATACTGACCTTACTGATAAAGAATTAATAGTGGTTGCAAATGGATGTAAGGATGGTACTGTAGAGTATATATTAGCTGTACAAGCAATTTACCCTACTGTTAAACTTATAAACGTGCCGGATGCAGCAGGTTATACTCATGCTACTAATTTAGGTATATCATTATCTCGAGGGGAAAAGATCGTGTTTCTTAATAACGATACAATACTACTACCGCAGTCAGTAGATGAATGGATTAAGTTATTAGAGATACCGTTTATTGCTTCTAAAAATGTAGGGGTTACTGGGCCTCTTAAATTAAATGCAGATGGTATGGATTTTGAGTTTATTGTCTTTTTCGTAGCAATGACTTCAAGAAAAGTATTAAATAAAGTGGGTCTATTAGATGAATCGTTTTCTCCAGGTGGTTGTGAAGATATGGACTATGCATTAAGGGCATATGAAAAGGGGTATAGAATAGCACTAGCAGGAGAGGGTATGCGTATGCAAGATACAGGTAAAGCGTTTACTGGTACGTTCCCTATCTATCATAAAGCTGAAGGTACCTTTGATCATATTCCTTCTTATAAACAATCTTTTAAAGATAACATCCTTAAACTACATAAGAAGTTTCCACAATTTGTAAAACAATGACAACTGATAAAGTAACCGCAACACTTTCAACTAAGGGTAGATTTTTTACTACCCTACCGCTGGTTATTACTTCTCTTTGTAATCAGACATTAAGACCAAGTCGCTTTATTATCTATGATGATAATGATACGTTTGAGGACTTAAGAGAGAATGAAATTTATAAGAATCTTTTTACTCTTATGAATCGAGTTGGTATTAACTGGGAAGTTAAGCCCGGTGCACGTAAGGGTCAAATACACAACCATCAACAAGCATTAACTGATGTTACGTCAGAATGGGTCTGGAGACTAGACGACGACAATATAATGCCTCCAGATACATTAGAACAAATGTTTACCTATGTAGAGCAACATCCAGATGTAGGTGCGGTTGGTCCGTTGATCTTAGATCCTAAAAATAAGATGACTAGTAAACTAGCTTCTAACGATATTAAAGATATATTTTTAGGTCTTAATATACAGTGGGTAGATACTGGTATGTATTCATTTGTAGATGTAGATCATCTACAAGGCAGTACGTTTATGTTTCGTAGAGCAGCAGCTAAGCACGGCTACGACTTAAGACTTTCTAAAGTGGGTCATAGAGAGGAAACTATTTTTACCTATGAAATGAAACGAGCAGGTTGGCGGTTAACTGTCTTGACTGGTATTAAGACCTGGCATATGCGGTTTGGGGCGGGGGGTATTCGCAGTACTAACCAAGTAGAGATGTTCCATCACGACGAACAGATCTTTAAAGACTACATTGACAATAAATGGAAAATTAAATGTACCCAAGTAATGCCTATACCTCTTGATGCGGGTATTGGAGATCACTTTGCATTTAGAATGGCTTTACCTGAAATTAAAAGGAAGCATAAAGGTAAGCGTATAGTGATTGGAGCTTGTTATCCTGAAGTATTCGAAGGAGAAGAAGGAGTAGAAATAGTAAGTTTAGCTGAAGTAGCGTCTTTAATTAAAGTAGAAGATTGTAACATATATGGTTGGATGGATAGAATGAATTGGAAAGAGTCTTTAGCTAAAGCATATAAAACCTTTTATACTACATGAAGATCTTAATTAGTCCTTTTGCACAAAATCTTCGTAACGGAAAAGACAACCCTAAAAACTTTCCTTACTGGCCTGAATTAGTAGCTAAGTTACTCGATGCTGGATTTGATGTAGTTCAAATTGGCAGCTTAAAAGATACACCGATTAAATATGAATACTACAGCCTTCACGATCACGTAGGTACATTTAGTTTTGAACAAAATTTAAAGTTAAAAGAAGTAGCTAGTCTTATTAAAGAATGCGATGTATGGATATCAGTTGATAGTTTTCTACAGCATTTGAATCAATACTATACAAAGAAGCGTGGTATTGTTATATTCTCTCAATCCGACCCAAAGCACTTCGGATATCCTCTTAATAATAACCTATTAAAAGATAAAAAGTATCTTAGAGAGAAGCAATTTTGGCTTTGGGAACAATGCGAATATAATAAAGACGCATTTGTTACTGCAGAAGAGGTTTATATTAATGTTTTAAAAGAATTACGGATGGAGTAAGTAATTGTAGCTATGGCTACAAATACGATCGGTCCTTCCGCATTTCTTTCTACTAATCTTAATAATAGAATAACAAGTTATGACTTGTTAGCTGAACGTATTTTCTTTCAGCTTGGTGCGCCTGTTATTAATTTAGAAATTGCGTGTAGTGCCGCGTATGACTCTATTGCTTATGCAATAGAAATGTATACTAAGTTTACTCCTGGTACTGAAGAACTATTAGTATTTGATAGTAGCCTTTATACAGCAGGTAAAGGTATCAAGATTGATACTCTTATCAATAACACTTTAAACCCGGAACTATCCTCTATAACTTCTACATTCCAGTCTGGCTGGGATGCTGATTTTGAATCATGGAGAAAGGTTATTGATTGTACATCTTTTGCAGTAGGTTCTAATGACGGAGTTAATACCCTCTTTACTATTGAACAATCATTAGCCCAACAAATGCACTTTGCTTATAGCTTAGGTAGTAAAGCATTTGACGTTATATCTTGGCACATATTAAAAGACTGGTTAAAGACTCGCGAAAAGGTCTTTGCTATGCAGCCATATTTCCGTTTTGATCCAAGAACACAAGTATTACGTATTACTCCAGATCCAGGATTAATTAATACACAAGGTTCTTCTCGTTATTATGCAGTTATTAACTGTCGTTTAGAACGACCAATTAAAGATCTAGTTAAAGAGCGCTGGGTAATGGAATACGCAAAAGCTCTTATAAAGATCAATATTGCTAATACTCGTGGTAAGTTCCAGAATACTCAGCTATTCGGTTCGGGTACCTTACAGTATGATACCTTAATGTCCCAAGGGGTAGAAGAAAAGAGAGCTTTAGAAGAGCAATTGCTTACTACTCGTCAAGAAGATCAAGAACCTCCAATGTTCTTTATGGGTTAAGTAGTGCCCGGTAAGGCGCTAGCTGTAGCGCCTACTTGTTGTGGAGCTGCACCACCTGCAGCAGGAGCTTCACCACCAGCTGGGACCTCTCCACCAGCCGGAACTTCTTCTCCGCCGCCACCTGTAGGGCCTGCTCCAAATGCTGGTGGCATACCTGCTGCCGCGCCACCACCTCCACCACCAGGAACTTCTCCACCAGCACCGCCACCTTGAGCAGCAGCTTGACGCCAGTTTGGCCCCATGTTAGTGATTTGCTGAATTTCAAATACGAACCCAGCGTCTTTCTTCATCCATTCACGGTTGACTTTAATTTCTTCGTCCGTCCAGCCCATGTATTTCTTAAGCGCATAAGTCTTAGATACAGCTTCAGTTTGAATTAAGTCGGACATTGCCTTAACTTTAAGATCGTGGATCTGAGCTTCTCTAGCTGCATGGAAGTACGTAGGCGGGTTAAACGCTATGCTTATATCTGAATCTTTAAGTTTGTATTGTTCCCAAAGACCTCGAAGCTTTAAGTGAGTTATAAACGTTTCCTTTACTGAAGAAGCAAATTGACGTTGGAAACGCATAATGAGACGAGCAAACTTGAGCTCTTCTCTTAAGATTTCTACTCCATCAGCAAACTTTGCTTCTGGGTCTAAACGGCTGGTAGGAACCCGTAATGCCTTGTAAAGTTTCTTTACGAAATAGTTAAGGTCATCAAGAGTACCTAAGTTTTGTCCGCCTTGTAAGTTAGTTACGTCGGTACCTGAACCGTCTGGACGCTTAGCGAACCAGTAACTATCTAACATGGATTGCGGATCGTAAACGTTAACAGTCTTGCCTTGAGAACTATCGTAGGTTCTACGAGACCAGTAATTTTGCATTAGGCGTTTAATATACGCTTCTGCTTTTGGTGCAGGTAGATTACCAACGTCAACTTTAAATACGAGACGTTCAGGTGCACGTACTAAACGATAAACAACGATACTATCTTCAATAAGAGAAAGTTGTTTGTATGCTCTACGTGCTACTTCAAGATATGGTAAACGAATAGTCTTGTGTTCATTCCATACATGAGAGTGAAAATAAGAAACTTGATGACGATCTAAAGGTATAAGTTCTTGCTTTGCAGTATACCGATTGTTAGTTGAACGATCAATAACCGGCTTACGAAGCATGAAGCCCTTAATAAGCATGTTTTGAACATTATCGTAAATTGGATTAATATGTTCAGTAGGTATTTGTACTATACCGATAATGCCTTTGTCTTTATGATCTTCGTGAATTACGTTTTCGAAATATATTTCAGCATCAATTAAAATTGCTCTAAAGTACTCAAATCCTTTATTATCTAAATTAAATAACTCAGCTAAATGTTGAAAGTTCTTTTGAAGCTCGCTCTTAATAACATCATCTTTACCTTCTGAAACAGTAAGGGTAACGTATTTGCCTTTATCGTCTTTAACTAAAATTTCGTCGCAAATTTCGTCTAATGCATGGCTAATTTCTGCATAAGAAGCCATAATGCGATAATCTGCTAAACGTTTTGGCTTATCGGTATCAACTAAAGCATAGAGATAATCATGATACGCTTTGTTTATCATAACACCATCTAATGATGGTGTCGCAACTGGATCGTTTTGACCGGTAGATACAGCTTGTCTATAGATCTTTTCTTTTGCAGAGCTACCGATACGATAAAAATCCTCGAACTTAGGATTTAATGATGGGATATCATTAATAATTTGAGCTGCACCGCTATACGGAAGCTTTGTTACAAAGTTATTAAAAGCTTTAGTAAAGAAATTAGGTTGTGGAGTGTCAGCCATTTAGATATATTTACGGTTGAAAACGTTATTATAAACTATGTTTTTAAGGATTAGACGGATTAAACCATTTTTGAATAAGATAATCCCCGCTTTGTTGGATCTCTACCGGAGTTAATTTTCTATTATATACTAATACTTCATATACATCCCCCACAAATGAGCCTTTAGCGGGTAGTAACCCTCCTACCCCAAAATACCCTTGATCTTGGCTTGAAACAAATGTACCTGTTTCGACATTATTAGTATAAAATGTGCCGGAACTAGAAGATGTAAAAGTAGCGCCTATAACCAACGGTTGGTTTAAATTCATTGCGCTTGTAGATTGAGTAGTTACTATACCATTATAGGTACCCCACTTATCAAAATTACCAGTATTAGCATTATCAGTAATTGCAAAAATAGATGCTCCAGCCTTATTGTAGTTATACCACGTGCTATATAATCCCATCCATGTATTACCCCATGAAGGTCCAGTTCTTTTAGCACATGCTAAAACTGTTATCTCAGTATAAGTGAGATATTTGTTAATGTTCATCGGAGATATTACCCCCGTACTAAAACGTAAAGCAGGTCTAAAATTATTAGCTGATAATGTAAATACACAACCGTAACCGTTAGAACCATACCAACCGGTTGGATCAACCGGATCAGGTAAAAATGCCCCTATAATATTTTGACCGTCTACAAACCCACCTACATCTTGAATGTATTGTGCGTCTAACTGATTAATAAGTCCGTTTGTTACTAGTGACATATTATACTACTTGTATCCCTGAAATAAACGGGTATTGGGTTGAAAGATTAGTGTTATATGCACTATAGGAAAGTTTTGTGTAACCTGCGTCATTTAATACTATAATATCAAAAAAGCCTACTGCTGAAGGAGCTTGATAATAAACAAACATTTTGTTATTGCTTTGTATATTATAACCGATTGCGGGTATTACCCCTGTTAAAGCAGGGTAACTAGCGGAAAGGCTTGTAGAGGATAAAAACGGGTTAATAGTTTGTGTGGAACTAACCGGCCCGAACATGTTATTATTACCGCTTAAATAAACTGCGGTAGTATAATCTAACATGTTTCCATAAAGCTCTACAGTGCCTGAAAGAGATTTAGGTGTTTCAAATCGACTTGAATAAGGTATTTGCGGTATCGCCGAAATTACAAACGACTCTGTGGTAGTAGGGTCAGTTAAATAAGCTATATTTTGTTCAGTAGGTATTCCTGAAACAGCATAAAAATTACTATCAATTTTAAATATTCTTCCTACAGGGTTAGCATCATATTTAAACAACCACCCCTTAATAGTGAATTGGGTGTCGCAGGTTACACGGGTAGGGTTATTAGGTGTTTGCTCTACCGGGTACTTCATTAACAAGTTACCATTCCAAAGTACCTCAGAACGTATTTCTAAACCCGGCATTCCATCTCTTGTCCAAGAAATAATAAAATAAGGGTCACTATATGGAACGAAATTACTAAGAATCTGATCCATATCAGACTGAAACTTAGTTAGAATAGAAACGCTAACTGTAATATTAACCGGTACCGGTTGTAGGTTTTGATTAGCAGACGATTGGTTATAAACAGATGAGGTATTATCTACCCAATATTGACCGGTAAGCTTGTTAAAAACTCGAGATTGGTCTCTACTAATACTGTCTATCCAAAAAGCAATTGCAGGTAAGGTGATGTGTTGTGATTTATTAATTAAATCATGCAACACTCTTTCTTTAGGTGCATAAACGTAACGTACAGCTACATTATTACCCGGAGTTCTATATTGGTCATAGCGTTTTACTATCGCTCCATCAAACGCTTGGAGGAATTGCGTTAGTAAATCCTTTACTTCCCAATGATATGTATACTTCTGCACGAAATATACTTACACGATACGATCCAAAAAGTGTTTAGGTAAGATATTCTTATTCTCAATAATAGTCTTAGCTGAAAGACCGTCTAGAATATAGGTAGTACTTTCATCTTCTACACATCTTGTACAACGACCACATGCTTGGATAAGTGAAATAAACATTTTCATCTTATACCAGTTTGGATCGCTTTCGAATAGCTTTTTAACACGTTTACTCGCTAAAGACGGATATGGTAACTTAACAATAACTTGCCACTTACCTAGATCTCCCTTGAGATCTAGACCCATAGTTAGAGACGGACTCACAAGAACGGTAGCATCTGTACGAAGAGCATGCTCTTTAATGATAGTTTCGTTAGTAGAGCCTTCTTCTCTAAACAAGAATCGTTTACCTTTAAGGGTCTTCTGCATAGTTTGCGTGATAGCAAACGAGTGTGTATGAATAATACCCTTTTCATTGCCATGGTGATCAGATAGACCT